TTCTGAAGAACTTTGTACAACTGTGCTTTGATATGGTACAGAATGGAATGAGTATTCAGATCAGTCAAGATTATTCTTCGATGGTCAATTTTGCCCGTTGTAAGTGTCTTGGAGCAAATGTTCTCAGAGGACCAAAGCAGATTCCCTGGGATGGCAAGTTGCAATATGATTACCAACTGTGGATTGACAGCGATATTGTTTTTAATACAGAGAAGTTCTGGCAACTCTGTGATCTTGCAATCAACGAAGAAGGAGAAGAGAAAGAGATTGTTGCAGGATGGTATGCCACTGAGGATGGAACAACCACCTCTGTTGCACACTGGTTGGAAGAAGATGACTTCCGTCGTAATGGTGGAGTCATGAACCACGAGACTGTGGATTCTATCAGTAAGCGGCGTAAGCCTTTCACTGTAGACTACACAGGTTTTGGATGGGTGCTCATCAAGAAGGGTGTCTTTGAGAACCTTGAGTATCCTTGGTTTGCACCGAAGATGCAAGTCTTCGAGTCTGGTGCAGTACAAGACATGTGTGGAGAGGATGTCTCATTCTGTCTCGATGCAAAGGAAGAAGGATTCGACATCTGGTGCGATCCTCGGATTCGTGTTGGTCACGAAAAAACTCGTGTAATTTGATCGGAGAGTATTATGGCAATCATGAAAGGCGGCGGGTACATCGAAGGAACCCCGAAAAAGTCTCGTCAGGGACAGGGCAAACATACAAAATTGTCCGCGACTTCTCGTAACGGTGCTAAGAAGCGATATCGGGGACAAGGAAAAGGTTGATGTATGACCTAACACTTTACACCTACCTCGCACCCAGTAAAGTCTGTGGTGGGGTGGGTGTTTTTTCTTTATGTGATATTCCAAAAGGCACGATGATATGGAAAGGTAGACAAAAATCACAAAAGATAAAATGGAATGATATTCCTAAATGGATGCAACAACACATTGCATCAATGACATGGTGTGATAATGATGGATTTTGGATTGATTGTGACCTTGATAGAATCTATCAGGCATATTATGTTAATCATTCTGATGATCCTAATGTAGGTATTGATGATGGTGAATTCTATGTTGCAATCAAAGATATTAAAAAAGATGAAGAATTGTTGTATAGATATTCTAAGATAGAACAAACTTGGACATGAGTGCATTAATTTGTAACCTCCCTTCAGTTGAGGTATGGGTACGTAAAGAGTATCTAACAGATCATCAATCTGGACATGGTGAATTTGTAAAGGGCGTCTGGGTATCGGCAAAGTCGATTCCTGGACGTGCTTTTTATTTTGAGACATACTTACCAGAGTATGCTGCAATGTATGACAAATTGCCTATCAGTGCCTTTGTAAGTGCCCCTGAGACGCCTACACCTGATATGAACCTACCTAACCTACAATTCTGGAATTGTATGGATTATGGAGTCATGTCAATTCATAAGCAATTCATTGGTTCAATGGACTTTGAATGCTACACAAGGGATCATGGTATCATGAAAGGTGAGTATATTTGTACGATAGATAATTACCATCAGGATTGTGATGTAATAGACTATGCAACTAGTGAAAATCCAGCTGAACACAAGTCTCATAACTTAATTGAACTTGAAAATGGTCAATATGCACTGTATCCTAATAATAGGATGCGTATTTTTGACAACAGTTTGACTCCTGTTGACCCCAAAATGCCAGATTTTAAGGTTTCAACTCAATATTATAGTGTTGAAAACGGTTTTGAGCGACTTGGAATGGGTCGTGAGGATGAATATTTCTGGAAAACAGCAAAAGAACGCGAAATTTTACCAAAAGAAGAGGAAAATGACTCCAAATAACGACTTTTTAGACAATTTGGGTAATGATCAGCATCAAAAAATGCTGCGTGAGATCTCAAATGACGATATCACACCTAAAAAACGTGATACGAAGAAAAAATCCGAAATTTATGAGATCAATGACATTGACAGCACAATTGACCCGATGATTCTTAACGAATTTTGATGATATTGGTTGATAAATAATACATAATTGCTGCAATATTGTGCCAGTAGAGAGGATCAGTAGAGGTTTCAAGGATATTAGCTCCTCTTTTAAGGTTAATCCCTTATCAGAGGACCTAATTGCCATAAAAAATGAGACCGCTATTGCCCGATCTGTACGCAATTTAATATTGACATCACCTGGTGAGAGATTTTTCAATCCAATCTTAGGATCTAGAGTTAGTAAACTACTTTTTGAATCTGTTGATCTAATTACTGCAAATGCAATCGAAGATGAAATTAGAGTAACGATTGAAAACTTTGAACCAAGAGTTGAACTAACTTCGGTTGATGTAAAAGCAGACTTAAGTGGTGGCGAATATAACGTAGCTATTCGATACAATATTATAGGAATAGATGCTTTACCACAACAGTTAGCATTCGTATTACAACCAACACGCTAATGACATTAGTAAATTTTGCAGATTTAGACTTTGATCAGGTCAAAACCTCGATCACAAACTATCTGAGAGCAAACTCAGACTTTACTGACTATGATTTTGAGGGATCAAACCTCTCAACAATTATAGATGTACTTGCATATAATACGTATATTACTTCATATAATGCCAACATGGTGGCAAATGAAGTTTTTATTGATAGTGCAACCCTTAGAGAGAATGTAATATCACTTGCTAGAAACATTGGATATGTTCCTAGATCTAGAAAAGCAGCGAGATCAACAATATCCTTTTTTGTCAATACATCCGACTTTAGCATAAAACCAAGAACACTTACACTGAAGGCAGGTGTCGTAGGTATTACTCGTGCATTTGGTAGAGAGAGTTATTCATTCTCTGTACCAGAGGACATTACAGTAACAGTCAATAATGACATTGCTGAGTTTAATAATATCGTAGTATATGAGGGAACATTAGTTTCCCAAAACTTTACGATTGATGCAACAATTCCTAATCAAAGATTTTTACTTGATAATGTAGGTATTGATTCATCGTTGTTGACTGTCAATGTCGCAACAAATGAAAATTCAAGTGTATCACGTAATTATACTCTTGCAAATAGTTTATTTGATATAAACGGAGAATCTGCAGTGTATTTCCTGCAAGAAATTCCTGATGAAAAATATGAAATAATTTTTGGTGACGGTATCTTTGGTAAGAAATTACAAGAACCAAATTACATTACCGTAAAATATATGGTATGTAATGGTGCAAATGCAAATAATCTTGCAAGTTTTACCTTTGCTGGAAATATAGTTGATGAAGGATCAAGAGTTGTTGAAAACGGCATTTCACTTATTACTGTCAATGATGCCTCACACTCCGGTGGATCAATTGAAAGTGTAGAGTCAGTCAAGAAATATGCAACAAGAATTTATGCATCAAGAGAAAGAGCAGTCACCGCTGCTGATTATGAAGCATTGATTCCTACAATCTATCCACAAACCGAATCTGTCTCTGCATATGGTGGTGAGGAATTGAATCCTCCTCAGTTCGGAAGAGTCTATATTAGTATCAAACCATACAATGATCGTTATCTCTCTAATCAAATCAAAGATAATATTGAGAGAGATCTGAAAAAATACAGCGTTGCAGGTATCGTCCCAGAGGTCGTAGACCTGAAATACCTCTACGTTGAGACTGATAGTAATGTTTACTATAACAGCAACCTTACAGCGTCTTCTGATGCCCTCAAAACGTCTGTTATAAGCAATCTTACGTCTTATGCTAATTCGACTGAATTGAATAAGTTCGGCGCAAGATTCAAATATAGCAAGTTTTTGAACGTTGTTGATAATACTAGCAATGCGGTCACGTCAAACATAACTACTATTCAAATAAGAAGAGATCTTAGAGCAGTATTGAATGCATTTGCTGAATATGAGATTTGTTTTGGTAATCGATTCTTTATCAAGAATCATGGACACTCTCCAGTAAATGGTGGTGCTGTTGTTGGATATAATATAAAGTCATCTGGATTTACTGTTGATGGTATTGGATCTACCGTTTACTTAGCAGACACCCCCTCAGCAGGACTTGAGAAAGGGACCATAAATCTTATTAGATTGGAATCACCATCTGAACCTATTGTCGTAAAGCGTAATGTAGGTACGATTGATTATGTAAAAGGTGAAATTAAACTAAAACCAATCAATATTACATCTACAGTCATTACAAGAGGGATACCATTAATCGAAATCTCTGCCGTTCCTCTTTCAAATGACATCATCGGATTACAGGATCTTTATTTGCAACTAGATACTAATAACGTTTCTGTTTCTATGGTTGCAGATCAAATATCCTCTGGTGCTGATGTATCGGGTTCTAATTATGTTTCCTCCTCAAGTTACTCAAACGGTAATTTAGTTCGTGGCAGTGTCGTTACATCACGCACTACATCTGGCGCTACAACGTCCACCAGTGCCTCTACAAGCGCCGTTAGTGGGTCTACAAGCACAATGACCCCCTCGACTACATATTCGTCACCAACAACCACCACTTCATCATCTTCATCCTCGTATTAATAATATAACGACAAAATGGCAGAGACAAGAGTTAAGATACAGTCAATTGTTGACAACCAACTTCCCGATTTTATTAGGGAGGATTCACCTCTTCTTGCGGATTTTCTAAAACAATATTACATCTCCCAAGAATATCCAGGTGGATCATATGATATTATTCAAAACATTGATGAGTATCTTAAGTTAGAGGAATTATATAAGTCTGTTGAATCTACAGTATTGACTTCTGACATATCTTTTACAGATACGTCAATATCTGTAAGCGGAGTCACAAACACCCTTCCTACATGGACAAGAGGATTTCCTGATAGATATGGTCTGATCAAGATTGACGATGAGATTATTACGTACACTCATAAAACTCTTACCAGTTTTGAAGGATGTGTAAGAGGTTTTAGTGGTGTTACTTCATATTCAAAACCAAACTCACCAGAAGAGTTAGTCTTTAGTAGTTCAAAGGCAGCAAAACACACCGCTCAAACTAGAGTTTTCAACCTGAGCGTTTTATTCTTGAATGAATTGCTCAAGAAACTTAAGAAGCAATTTATTCCTGGATTTGATGAGAGATCATTAGACTCTGATTTGAATCAAAGATTGTTTATCAAACAGTCAAAAGATTTTTATGCATCAAAAGGAACTGACAAATCATTCAAAATTCTATTCGGTGCATTATACGGGGAGAACGTAGAAGTAGTCAAACCAAGAGATTTTCTCTTTAGACCTTCTGATGCAGGATATAGAAGAACTAAAGATTTAGTTGTTCAAGCAATTGAAGGCGATCCACTCACTCTTCTCAATAATACTCTTTATCAAGATGCCAACGATACTTATGGTATTGATGAAGCGTATGCTCCAATTACTGGTGTTGAGAAAATTTCAATCAACAATGAAGACTATTATAAACTAAGCTTCGATTCTGATTATAACAAGGATCTTGTTTTAGATGGATCTTTATATGGAAACTTTTCTGTTCATCCATTTACAAAATCAGTATCAAAAGTATCTACTGGATCTACTATTATTGATGTAGATTCAACTGTAGGATTCCCTACCACAGGAACTCTTGTATTAAAAAATGCTAATATTAGCATTGCTTACACAGGTAAGTCTATTACTCAATTTTATAACGTAAGTGGACTGAGTAAAGATCTTGGATTATCTGAAGAGGTTAGACTGGATGTCAATGCATATGGATATAGTGGTATAACAACCGAAAATCCAATCAAAGTAAGAATAGGATCTGTTCTTGATGAAATTGTGATCCCAGAGGAAACTTTTGGATTCCAGACAGGAGACACAGCAAAAATTCAATCATTAGGAATATCATCTGCTACCATTCGCAGACTGAACTGGATTGACAATATTTCAAACACTTTCAAAATCGAGTCATTCAATATACAGGACTCTTCAAACTTTACATACGAAATACAAACTTTTGATAAAAATAACCTGAAGATAGGAGATGAGGTTCAGGTAAATGAGATAGGAAAGATTGGAGAAGTTGTCGATATTGTCTCAGCAAATAGATTTTATTTGACCGGTCAAGGGGAACTGCCCTCAACTGATCTCTCTATAACTAGAATTATTAAGAAAGTTGATTCAGTAATTCACCCACATCTGAATCAACAGAGTGCAAACGTTCAAAATACATATACCAATTTTAGCGACGAAAGTTTAGTTGCATCTTCATCACTTCCTTTCTATAACGAGCAGAAACTAAACACATATGATAAGAAAGTTACAATCTCTGGATCATTTAGTGGTACAAATCTAAAAATTACTTCAACCACTGATCACGGTTTTTACACTGGGGACAAAGTTTACTATAAACCATCTACGGTTGTTAGCACAGAGATTATTGAAGGATTTACTGTAAACACAGACACTGATAGCAAATTTCCTGAACTAGATGAAGGATTGTATTATGTGAATCGTGTTGATTCAACTTCAATCAATCTTGCAAGCAGTCCATCAAACCTTGCAGAAAGTAAGTATATTTCTGTTTCTGGTATTGTAACTAATAACACTATTCAATATTTTGATTTCAATGACAAATTATTAGAATCACAAAATATTCTAAGAGAGATCAAAGATCCAGTTAGAAAAAGTGGAGACTATACAACAAATCCCGGAAAAACTGGAATACTTATAAATGGAGTTGAAATTCTAAATTATAAATCTTCTGAAACGGTTTTCTTTGGAAAACTGAATGATGTTGTTGTTACAGCGCCTGGATCAAACTATGATATTATAAATCCTCCTTTATTAAAGATTACCGATTCTCAGGGAATTGGTGCAACAGGCACAGTTTCTGTAAGTGGATCTCTTGAAAAAATTCAAATTGTTGACTCTGGTTTTGATTATCTGAATACCCCAACGATTGATATCACGGGTGGCAATGGTAGAGATGCTTTTGCATATCCAAGTTTGAGCGATGTTGAACACTCTGTAAATTTCAACTCAGATTCGTCCAGTGTTGTTTCTACCTCAAATTATACAATTGGATTCTCAACATTCCACAAGTTCAGAGATAATGAAAAAGTAGTATACAAAACCGATAAGCAAAAAGCAATCACAGGATTGTCTACAGATGCTTTCTATTATGCATCTGTCATTGATGGGTTGACAATCAAGTTATATAAAACTGAAAGTGATTCAATATCTGGTATTAACACAGTTGCTCTGACTGGTTTAGGATCTGGTGTTCATAGTATAAAATCATCAGAGAAAAAAAGAATTATTACTGATATCGTAATTAGTAACACTGGCACTGGATATCAGAATAAAAGCAGAACTTGCACGATATCAGGTATCAACACTGCTATCAATACCATCAATATAGATTCTCATGGATATGAGACTGGGGAAGAAATTGTATATTCAAACACTGATGGCATAATTGGTGGTCTTACAACAACATCAAATTATATTGTAAGTAAAATCAACGAAGATTCTTTCAAACTAGCTCCTGTTGGTTTAGGTTCTACATCTAAAACTCAATATTTGGACACTGAGCAGTTTATTGAATTTACTTCAACTGGTAGTGGTGTTCATTCTTTCAACTATCCACCAATTACTGTTACACTCACAGGTAACATTGGAGTATCAACTTTAGCAAATCAAGACTTTACTGCAAAACTCAATCCAATTTTTAGAGGTTCTATTGACTCTGTTCATTTGACTTCCAATGGTAGTCAATATGGAAACGAGAGAATCATTAATTATAATAGACAACCAACATTTGAGTTGTTGAGTGGAAGTGGAGCAGAACTAGTTGCAATTGTAAATAATGGTCGAATCGTTGAAGTATTGGTTTCTCGTGGGGGATCTGGATATAATTCCACACCAGAACTAATAATCAAAGGTGTTGGTGATTATGCAAAATTAGTGCCTGTTGTTGAAAATGGCGTAATCACAAGCGTCAGTGTTGTTAGTGGTGGAATTGGATATACATCTGACACTCTTATCGAAGTTGAGGCATCTGGTAAGGATTGTAGATTATTTGGAAGTATTCAAAACTGGACAGTAAACCTGTTTGCAAAATATTTCAATACATTAGAAGGTGATGATGGTGTAATATTTGAATCAGACAGAAAAGAGTATGGACTCCAATATGGTCACATTTATGTACCTAGAAAACTAAGAGAAACATCTTTCGCAAAATCACAAGGAGGTGGTAATCCACTTGAAGAAGACTTGACTTTGTATGGTGTATCAGATCTTAGAATAGTTAACAATGAAGAGGCATCTTCTTCCTATCACTCACCAATTATTGGTTGGGCATATGATGGAAATCCAATCTATGGTCCATATGGATATACCACACCAGAGGGAGGAATAGCAAAAC